TCAACAGGCAAGCCAAAGGTAGGCGGAGCGGTTTTCACAGCGGTCACAGGATCTACACTGCCAACAGATGCAACAACAGTGCTTGACGCAGCGTTCAAAAGTTTGGGCTACTGTTCAGAGGACGGTGTAACAAACAGTTCTGGCATTTCTACTGAAAACATCAAAGCCTGGGGCGGAGATATCGTAGACACACCACAGACAGAAAAGACGGACACTTTCAAGGTCAAACTGATAGAGTGTACCAATACAGATGTGCTGAAAACTGTCTACAATGGCAGCAATGTTTCGGGCGACCTTGACACGGGTCTGACTATCAAGGTAAACAGTGCCGAGCATGAAGATCAGGCGTTCGTATTTGATATGATACTGAAAAATAACGTACTGAAAAGAGTGGTCGTCCCGTTCGGCAAGGTGACGGAGATATCTGACATCACCTATAAGGATAATGAACCTATCGGCTATGAGCTGACTATCACAGCCACACCCGATGAGAACGGCAACACACACTATGAATACATGAAAAAGGGGGAATAACCTATGCTGACAGGTAAGACAGAAAGCGGTTTTGAGTTTGAAATAGAGGAGAAGACCCTTGACGACTATGAGTTTATCGAAGCTGTCGGTAAGTGTGAACAGGGCGACCCCCTTGCATATGTCAAAGTAGTGGATGCCACTCTGGGAAGCAAGAAAGAAAAAGCTTTTGCGAAGATAAGAGAAAAGTGCGGCTATGTATCAGCTAAAGAGATAACAAAGCTTATCGTAGAGATCTTCCAGACACAAAAAGCAAAAAACTCCTAGTCCTTGCCGTCGTCATGGAGCGTTATCCTGATGAGCTTGACTGCGATATGGCACAGTATTATCACCTATATGACTACAAGTCGCTGCCTGCACGAAAGGTGGCGACTTTTCTTTGTGGTCTTGACAGTTCATCACGGGTCAAGCGCAAGCTCAACGGAGTTGGCGGTTCGTTCTCTGAGATACTGCTTGCACTGATATTTGACCGCCTGCAATGGATATGTTGGTCGCAGACAAAGGACGGACAAAGAGGCGTGAATAGGCCGCAGTCAATAGCTGAAAAGCTTATCGGCAAGAATGACAGCGACAGTGAGATAACAGCGTTCCGAAGTGGCGAGGATTATGAGGAAGCAAGAAGAAAAATCTTAGGAAAGGAGGGCTAACATGGCAGAAGAAAACGGCACACAGCTGGGCAAGGCATATGTGCAGATAGTTCCGTCTATGCAAGGGCTTGCGTCAGAACTGCGAAGAGCGTTCGGGGATAGTATGCCCGATGGTCACAAGTTTGGAAGTTCTCTTGGCGGCAAGGTCGTTTCAGGTTTTGGAAGCACTATCAAAAAGGGCTTTGCACTTGCCGCAAAAGCTGGTATAGCAACTATATCGGCAGCAAGCGCAGGCATAGGCGCTATAGTCAAAAGCTCTGCGAGCGCATATGCGGACTATGAGCAGAACATAGGTGGTGTCGAAACGCTATTCAAGGATAACGCCGATACTATCGTAAAGTACGCCAGTGAGGCATACAAGACCGCAGGAATATCGGCTAATGACTATATGCAGAACGTCACAAGCTTTTCTGCGTCACTTCTGCAAGGCTTGGGCGGTGATACAGCTCAGGCGGCTAAGATAGCCAATGAAGCAATGGTGGATATGTCGGACAATGCCAATAAAATGGGTACTGACATATCTTCTATCCAGAACGCTTATCAGGGCTTTGCAAAGCAGAATTATACCATGCTTGATAACTTAAAGCTCGGCTATGGCGGCACACAGTCGGAAATGGCAAGGCTCATCAACGATTCAGGTGTGCTCGGAGATTCAATAAAAGTCAATGAAAAGACCGTCAACAGCGTGTCTTTTGACAAAATGATAGAGGCTATCCACAAGGTACAGACCGACCTTAACATCACCGGCACAACTTCAAAGGAAGCGGCAACAACAGTTTCCGGATCTCTTGGTTCTGTGAAAGCAGCGTGGGCAAACCTTATGGCAGGAATGGGCGACAAAAACGCTGACCTGAAAAATCTTATCAAGGAAATGGTAAGTACAGTAAAAACCTTTGCAAAGAACATTCTGCCTGTCATAAAGCAGGCTCTTTCAGGGGTCACAACGCTCATAAGCGAGCTGGCTCCTGACATAGCGGCCGAGCTTCCACAGCTTGTGAGCGACCTGCTTCCGCAACTTATAGAAGCAGGCACACAGATATTTCAGGCGCTTGTGAAAGGCATTTCTGATAATATCGGCACGATAACGCAGGCGGCCATAACAGCCATTACAACTATCGCAACAGCACTTATACAGAACACAGGTCCTCTTGTGCAGTCGTTGGCAACTATCATAACCACTATAGCACAGGCTTTGCCGACTATATTGCCCGACCTTACAGAAGCGATAAAGCAGCAAATGCCATTGATATTGCAGGCTATACTTGACAGCTTACCTGCGATAATCGAATGTACTACACAGATAATCGTAACAATAGCAGAAACATTAGCCAACAATATTAATCTTATTGTTGACGGCGCTGTCAAAATCATTGATACATTAGCAATGTCACTTTCTGATAGTGATACAGCTAAAAAGCTTACAGAAGCAGCATTTAAAATAGTATTTACCCTAACCAAAGAGATAGTAAAAAACCTTCCTGATATTCTTGCCAGCGGCATACTTATAGCTGTTGAAATTGTCAAGGGAATTGCACAAGGTATGGTGGACTTTTTTGCACCTGTTTCAGACGCTTTGTCTGATATGCTTATCGACCTTACAGACTGGTTTTCACGCAAGTGGAACGACTTCAAGGAGTGGGGTTCAGATATGATACAGGCGTTTATAGACGGCATAAAAGAAAAGTGGCAGAGCCTTAAAGACACTGTATGTGACGTAGCCTCAAGCGTTAAGGACTTTCTTGGCTTTTCTGAACCTGACAAGGGGCCTCTTTCAAACTTCCACACTTTTGCGCCTGATATGATGGACTTGTTTGCAAAGGGCATAGCAGACAACGAGGACACTATCACAATGCAGTTCAACAGGTCACTGCAACCGCTTATGGATACGGATATCATACCGCCAAGCTTTTCGGCACTTCCTGAAAAGGGTGCGAATAACGGCGGTAATGATACAATGAACAAGATCATCGCCCTCCTGGAAACCTACTTCCCACAGCTTGCACAGCAAGGAAACATTTATCTTGATGGCGACAAGCTCACGTCAAAGGTGGACGGAAAACTAGGTGAGAGGGTCACAAGCAACGAAAGGAGGCTTGCAAGTGTCTAAGGAATACATAGAGTTTGGCGGCAGAAAGTCCACCGATTTCGGGCTGACTATCCAAAAGGACGGCGTTGATATATCTCAGCCCGAGGAGAACAGGATAGAAGCCACCCTGCCGTTTATGAACGGCTTTTATGACTTTTCAAAAATGGCGGGCGAGCGCACTTACAAACAGCGTGATGTTGCTATAAAATTCAGCCTTTCTGCTAAAGATGAAAACGAACTTTATCGCAGAAAGTGTGATGTTGTCCGCTGGCTCAGCGGAGCAAAGGACGAACTGAGGATAAGCTTTCTGACGGACTATCACTTTGTGGGAGCGACAGCGGTGTTTGATACCTCCGCATTTGAATTCACTTCACGGCGCACCGCTGATCTGACAGTGAACTTCAAAACGTATCCTTTCCTACGTTCTGATGATTACTCAGATATCGGCTTTGACGACTTCAACTTTGAAACCGACTGTCTAAATTTAACGAATATATCGCTGACGGCGGTCAAGCAGACACGATACGCCCCTCCTGCGACCCTGAAAGTCTATTCATATGCTGATAGACCCATACGCCCACGCCTTTCTTATAAGCGCTCAGAGGACGATGCAAAGAGTGTGGGCTTCACCTATTTTGCACTCAACGACCAAGAGATAAGTGCAAGTGTATACCGCAACACGGAGAAAGAATTCGACCTTGACGAGCTGACTTTACAGCCTGGTGTGAATACTCTTGCGGCTTATGGCTTCGGCACACTCACGCTCAAACTTTACGAGGAGGCACTCTGATGTTCATAGTAACGATAACAAACGGAGCTGAAAACACTATCATACACAGCGACGGCACAGACCGCATATCGGGTGGCAAGATAGCAAAGACTATCAATGCTGTTGATAGTTTCAGTTTTACCATATATCCGAACAATGCAGGGTATGACCTTTTGAAACCACTGACAACATCGGTCAAGGTCTATGATGAAAGTACTGACAAGGACATTTTTATAGGCAGGGTCTTGAAGTGTCCTGACAGCATGGACGAGAGAGGTCTGATATGCCGTAAAGTCACCTGTGAGGGGCGTTTAGGCTGGCTATATGACAGTGTTCAGCCATATGTTGAATACAAAATGGTAGGTATATCAACAGTGCTTTCTTCGTTCTTGTCAAAGCACAATTCTCAGGTGGGTGCAGATAAGCGTATAGAGCTGGGACAGGTCACTGTGACAGCAAGCAACAACTACACATATACTGCAAATTGGGACAAGACAATGAACGTCATTGCCGACAAGCTTATAGGAAAATTCGGTGGTGAGATACAGCTTCGTGATAAAGATGGCAAGGTATATCTTGACTATTTGGAGAACATAGGACACGGCACAGATACCACCATAGAGCTTGCGGTCAACCTTAAAACCATATCACGGGAAGTCGATGAAACGGCGGTCATAACACGTCTTTACCCTCTCGGCGCAAAGCTTACAGACAGCGAAAAGCGGTTGACCATCGGCACTGTGAATGGTGGCAAGGATTACATAGAGGACAGCTCACTTATCGCAAAATACGGCGTTATAAGCGGTCCGCAGATATGGGACGATATTACCCTTGCGAGCAATCTTCTCAGCAAGGGTAAGGAGTATCTTAAATCTGTTAATCGTGCGAAAGTGCAGTATCAAATAACAGCGCTTGACCTCTCGAGAATAGACAGGCACATTGAACAGTTTGAACTCGGCTGTTGGTACAGAGTAAAAAATAGCCTTATGGGTATAGACGAGGATTTGCGCATTGTGGGTATATCCATAGACCTTGACAATCCGCAGGCTTCACAGCTAACCTTCGGTGACCAATTTGAAACGCTTTCGGGCTTTATGACAGCAAAAACTCAGAGCCTGCAGTCTGCTATAGATAACTCAGAGTTTAGGAACAGACAGGTCATAGACAACAAGATAGAGAATGCAACTAAGCTTATCACAGGTGCAGAGGGCGGTCACGTTATACTCGACCCATCTGAGAAGCCTCAGCGTATTCTGATTATGGACACGGCTGACATTAATACTTGCAAGGCTTGTATCCAGCTGAACAAAAACGGGTTAGGCTTTTGGAAGTCCTCAGACGGTGGGTCGGCTAAAACTGGGCCATACACAAACGCATGGACCATTGATGGAAACCTTGTTGCAAGCTTTATCACGGCGCTGACCTTAACAGGTTTGAAGATAAATAACGGCTCAGGTACCTTTTCGGTATCTGAGGACGGAACAGTTGTTGCCAATAGGCTGTCGTCAAAATCAGCAGATATAACAGGCGGAACTATCAATCTACAGACATCTAGTGAAACTACCAGTGCCATTCAGCTGTCACATAACGAATGGACAGTTAGAATTAGTCCATTGGAAATACGCATTGACAACGCAAGCATAAGTGGTCACGTTGTCATACAGGCAGGTGCGGTATTCGGATATAATGGCGAAAGACAGACGTTTACGCTAAGTACGGAAGACGGAAGTTTAACTCTTTGTGATGAGAACAGCAAGCCTGCTATATTTTGTCTTGGAAAAACAGGCGAAATTTACTGCAAGAGCATTTCGACAGAAAATCACACACTTGATTAAAAAAAGGGGGCAATTTTATGGCAAACATAGACCTTACATCTTTTATAGAAACTGTATCAACAGCATTTGAAGGCAGACAGGTAAGGCAGGCATTTGTGGACGCACTGACAGCAGTGCAGACGGCTGTAAACGAGTTAGATCAGACAATAATCCAGCATAAAACAGCTACACAGGTTGTATCATCAGCAACGTCTACTGTGGCAGTACCACTGGATATAGACGGCGACCCTGCACAGATAATTGTCACTCTCCGACAGGACGATACACCGACGCCATATCAGAATTTCTGCGTTCATGTAGCTAAATTCAATGGTAAATACAATGCGGTTATTTGCATGGGGCCGTCCGCTGGCTCTAGTACAGTCAGCGTGCCTGCCGGAACATATCGTGTAGACTATATCGTGATAGCATAGAGGGGTAATTAAATGACAATAACATTAAATGCGGACTATGACGTAACACTGAACACTGCATTGCTGGGCTATGTCGGTGAAAATAATGCCCGTCATGTATCGGTCGAGGGCATGGAGGTAGACGGTGCAGACCGCTATGTGCTGACGATAGACTACGGCGATGGCGTTCAGTACGAGGTCGATATCACAGGCGGCACATGGACGCCTACAGCAGATATACTGCGGTCAGCGCAGACAGTCAGCTGTCAGATATGTGCGAAAAAACTGTCAGGGCAGGAGTACATACTGCTGAAAAAATCACGCATATTCAGATTGCGAATAGGTGCGGCTATAGGCGATAATGCAGTACCGTCACCTGATGTGGCGATGGACGCACTTGACCGCATAGATGCCATAGGCAGGCAGGTGCGCGCAGATATGCAGACCGCTGTCACCGCCGCAGAAACAGCGACAACGTCTGCAGAGAACGCAAAAAAATCTGCCACAGCCGCAGAGAAATCAGCCGACACGGCAACGCAGGCGGCAAGCCGAGCTGAAACCGCACAGACATCTGCAGAAACGTCCGCAACGCAGGCAGAAACCGCCATGCAGGGCGCAGAAACTGCACGTGCTGAGGCAGTCAAATCACAGAATAACGCTAAAATATCCGCAGCCCAGGCGTCAACGTCAGCACAGCAGACCGAAGCTGATAAGATAATAACTGCGGGGTATGCCAAAACCGCTAAGACCTGCGCTGACAGCACTACGGCTGACAGACAGGCAGTGCAGACGTTGGCAGAACAGGTAACAGCTGACAAGGCTACAGTGGCAGAAAATGCCGCTAAGGTCGCTACAGACCGCAAAGCTACTGAAACCGCTGCACAGACAGCACAGGCGGTAGCTGATAGCCTTCCAGACGACTATGTGACAGCTGTCGAAAAAATTGCCGAAAACACGGCTGAAATAGGACGTGTAAAGCTGACGGACAAGGAACTGCAACGTAGGGTAAATGCACTGTATGACTTGGGCAATGGTGTGACACATCAGTTTGAAACAGATACAGATAAGGCATATCAGAAAACTGTGCCTACGGGTGGTAAGCTGATGTCGGTGAAAAATATCGGTGGTAGGTCGATTGTGTTTAATCAGATGATACCTGACAGCATAATCCATGTCACAATAACGATTGACGAAGATATTGCCGAAGAAAAATGGCTGAAACAAATTGTTGCCGATACATCACCTATCGCACAGGCAATCGGTCATAAAGTGGCAGGAAAGTGCATTAGGGATATAAACAATCCTAGTTCCTATGTGACGGTACGTTTTGGAAATAACAATGTAAATGTGTCCAATGGTAGCGAACGTTACGCCACTACAGAAAATGGTATATATACACTATCATCGGGAGTAGGCAACCCACCGCCGCTATATTTCCGTGCGTTCGCAGGTGCAACCGCAGGCACATACAAATTTACACTGCAATTGTTTGACCTCACCGCCATGTTCGGCGCAGGCAACGAACCAAGCACAGTAGAAGAATTTGAGAAAATGTTCCCTGCGGACTACTATCCGTATGCCGCAGGTGAGATTGTCAGTGCTGGGGTGACAGAGGTTGCTGTGGGTGAAACCACACACCCAATTCCCGAAACCATCAAAGCACTGCCTGGCTACGGCTGGTCGGCAGGAACGGCACGAAACTATGTGAACTATGAGAACAAGAAATACTACCAATGTGTTGGTAGTGTGGATTTGGGAACACTGGATTGGAAATTTAACACGAGTTCCGGTGTTGGAAATCATTTCTATGGGTCCGTGAAACATTTCAATTTTAAATATTTGGGTGCGTTTGGAACAACCGTTTATAATGTATTGTGCAGTAAATATAGAACAGTTTCCAGAAGTTCCAGTGTATTTGTCGATAAAACAATCACGATAGACGGGGTTAATGCCGTAGTTTCGCAAATTCAGGTCAAAGACACCGCCTACACCGATGCCACCGCATTCAAACAGGCAATGCAGGGTGTAATAATGTATTACGAATTGGAATCCCCAATCGTCACCGATATTTCTGACCTGATTGATGATGATTTCCTACGGAATATCGAGGTCGAGGCAGGCGGTTCAGTGACATTCAAAAACAGCAACGACAGTTATCGGATACCAGTGCCGTCGGAAGAAGAGTATATCGTGAAACTATCAGAAGTGGGAGGTACAACATGACGGATTTACAAAGAAAAATGGCTGACAAGCTAGGGCTGACCCCTGATGATTTTCAGCCGAAGAAAGCCACAAAGGTGGACGAACTAGAAGCACAGGTGCTGTATACTGCGCTGATGACCGACACGCTGATTGAGGAGAGTGACGACAATGTATAGAAAAGTCAAACGTTTGTACGATTTAGGACTGTACACCGCTGAGCAGGTAAAGGACTTTGCTGACAGGGGTAAGATAAACCCTGAGCAGTACGAGGAAATCACAGGGCAGAAATACGAAAGTGAGGAACAGTAATGAAAGAAAACACAGCAAAAATCATCATATCAGCGATAGCCGCAGGGCTGTCAGCGTATTTCCGTGTCATGGCGATACCTATAGTCATTCTGGTGCTTGTGATGATCATTGATTATATCACTGGAATGTGGAAAGCATGGAATAGGGGCGAATTGTCAAGCCGTGTCGGTCTTAAAGGGCTTTTCAAGAAAGTTGGGTACATATTTGTGGTGGCGGTGTCGGGCGTGCTTGATTGGCTCTTTATCTCAGGACTTTCACAGATAGGCATTGAGGTAAACGTCAGCTTTTACTTCGGTCTTATCGTGACGATATGGTTTATCATCAATGAATGTATTTCTATTTTGGAAAATCTTGCGGTGATAGGTATACCATTGCCGTCATTCTTGGTGAAGATCGTACACAAACTGAAAATCACAGTTGAAAGCAAAGTGGATACAAACGAAAGTGAGGAATAGAAAATGACATATGATGAGTTTATCAAGAAGCACAATGGTGTAGCTGTTAACTATGACGGCGCAGCAGGCAAACAGTGTGTAGACCTTGCAACGGCATATTTCAACGAGGTCTTCGGATCAGGTATCAAGAATTTCTGGTATGACGCTCACCATTTTTGGGATTTATTCGATAAGAACACTTGGCTGAAAGCAAATTTCACAAAGGTAAAGAACACGCCGAGTTTCGTGCCGAAAAAGGGCGATGTAGCGATATGGTCAGGCACGTTGAATGGCGGCTGGGGTCACATAGCAATCTGCACGGGTGAGGGCAACACGAATTATTTTTATTCGTATGACCAGAACTGGAGCGGAAAAGCCTGCACTAAGGTCAAGCATACTTATGACCATATTGCAGGCTTCCTGAGACCAAAGAAACAGAGCAAGATAAGTGCGAAAGTGCTTGACAAGACAGGCTATAAGCAGGGCAACAAAACAAACGGTGTGCTTGCGCTCAAGGAGCTGCTGCTTATTGCAAAGGCTGTCAAGCTTCACAACGTAGGTATGGATAAGAACGGTACATACGGAAAAGGTACCGCAAAGGCAGTTAATACCTTGCTGAAAAAGTGGGGGTACAGCGAGAATGGCATTGCAGGCGTGAACTTCATCAAGAAGCTCAGTGACGAGATTACAAATAAGATAAAGTAGACAGTAAGACAGCCGACAGGGGTCATTCCTTGTCGGCTGTTTTTGTTATGAAGCACCAAAGCACTATGTTCTATTTCTGATAACTGCTGATTAAAACAACATCAACAATTTAGGAAAACTTTTTTGAAAAATCACTTGACAAAGTTAAATTGATGTGATATAATAGTATCATCGAAGGGAGGGCGTAAAAGATGTTGACAGAAATCGGCAAGTTTCTCAGAAGATATCGTATTGACAATGGTCTCCTACTTAAGGATATGGCTGGTAAAGTTGGAGTTACATCAGCCTACTTGTCTGCTGTTGAAAATGGCAAGAAACGACCAACCGAAGATTTAGTGGGTAAGATCATAAACGCTTACGATTTGGATTCGGAAAAGGCAACAGAGCTTAAGGAAGCTTATTTCCGGAGCGTAAACGAAATCTCAATTAGCACAGCAGGGTATTCGACCGAGCAAACAAATTTGGGACTTATCTTTGCACGGAAGATTGACTCGCTTACAAGTGATGAGATTAACAGTTTAATTAAAATTCTTGATAGTAAGAGGTGATCAGTATTGAGTCAATTCATCGCAAAACCGATGAGCACAGATGATATTTTACATTTGACCAACAGACTTCGCAGAAAACTCAACTTATACGATCGTACATATTTTCCGATTGTTGAGTTCATAGAAACTGTGTTGCCTGAAATAGACCCAAAATTTTCGTATTTATACGTTGCTAAAAATGAAATGCCCGATACATACGCATATTTTGATAACGTGGCAAACAGTATTGTCGTCCGTGAAGATGTTTATGATAGAGCGTTAAATGGTAGTGGACGTGACAGGTTTACGTTGGCACACGAGCTAGGGCATTATGTTCTTCATAGTTCAGGTGTGCAGTTGTGTAGGAGTGACGGCGGACGTGTTGTTACATATTGTGATCCAGAATGGCAGGCTAACACATTTGCAAGCAAATTGCTTATGCCGGATCATCTGATATACACGCTGACACCGTCAGAAATTTCAAAAGAATTTGGCACGTCTTATCAGGCAGCAGAAATTGCTCTATATAAAGCAAAAAAAGCCAAGCTCGCAACTTGA